TTTAGGCTTAAAGATAACTTCGCCTGTCTTGGAGACTGTGTTTACAACAGTGCTAATACCTTTGGATGCAGTGCCACCAATGAGGGCAGCATCACCCATGCGCTCAAGAACTTCCTGTGGGACATACTCGCCACCTTGGACAGCAGTGCCACCGATCACCAAGCCCTCTTGTACGCCTTCCTGTACACCTTCTCGTAGGAACTTCAGTGTAGCACCACCACCCTTGAGAGGCGTAAGTTCTACAAGTCCAGAGGCTACAGCAGACGCAAGGTCTGTGGCTGTGGCAGTGGGATCAAGTCCCTGTTCTTCCTTCTCGGCACGGTTAGCACCAAGGGCATTAGTCACGCCATAGGCAGTACCAGCTAAAGCAAGGCCTGTGCCGACTACTGGGGCAGTGGTTGCTGCAAGCCCAGCGCCGATAGATGCTGCTGCACCACCAGCGACCTGTGGAGCTGCTTCTGCAACACCATAGGCCAAGGATTTACCAGCGTTGGCAAGGTCGCCTTCGCGGAGGTTGCTGATGATGCCATCTGCACCTTCTGGCCGCTGGTAGTTGGATGCAGCCATCTCAGCTTCGTTGCGCTGGGCCATCTCTTGACCGTAGTTCTCAACGGACTCAACGCCTGTAAGCTCACCAGCTGACTGGATACCCTTGCCGACCATGGCACCAGCTTGGTCTACACCGTAACTGACTGCGCCTGAGAGCGAGGTGTCAACTTCTGTGTTTGCTTGTGTAGGTGCTGAAGCCTCAGAACGCATAGTTTTGTACGCTTCGGCAACAGTAGCAAACTCAGGTGTACCCTGCTTGTCTTTGTTCTGTACGAGCCATTCGGCGTACTTCTCGATCCTATTGACTTCAGCCATAGTTCTTCCTCGTGTTAGTCTTAAATGCCAACAATGGCGTCAGCAGCAGACATATTGGATGATCCAGTGTTACTTGGTGCGGCTGTAGGCTTGGCAGGCATTGTCCCACCATTCATACGATACCACTCAGCTTGTTGGGCCTCTACGGCTGCAACTGCTGCTTGGTAGTGCTTCTCAACAGCTTCAAGGTTGGCAACGAATTGCTCTCTTGAAGAGGACTGCTTCAATGAACCAAGTGATTGACTCAAGAGCGCAAGTTCTCGCTCCGTAACCTGACCCAAAGCACCACCAGTTGGGCTGTCATCACGCATTTTCTGTAGTCGATCAAAGCCTACCGCTGCTTCAATAGTATTAATTGAGTTTAACACATCGTGTGCAGGCGTTCCCGGCACAGAGCTTAAAAGGCTACCTGTCCATCCAGTCAAATTATCAAATGGATTAAAGTCACTTTCTGAAGCTAAAAGGTCTTTGATGCGTGTAATGGCGCTTAAAGTAGCTTGCTTATACACAGCAGTAGGAGGTCCAGCTAAGTTTCCAGATTTACCTTTACCAGAACCTCTAGCCCTCAACTCCGCAATGCGTGTTGTTTCAGCCTTGTTGTAAGCATCTACTTCAGCCTTGCGGTTGGCATCCTGTATGGAACCATACTCACGACCAGCTGCACCAATACCATCGCCTTGGAGAGCACCAGAGTAACCAGCGGCACCAATTCGTATCAAGGCTTCACCTCTTGGTATCATACCTAAAGCGGAACCACGGGCATTAGCTGTCATGTTACCTGCGCCTCTTGAGAGGGCTGGGGCACGAGTGGCAGTTGTACTTAATGCTGGTGTCTGCGCTGCTGTTGGAGTGGTTGTGTTGATGAGCACTGGTTTACTGTAGTCACTCGCACCATTCATACCGGGCTCATTTCCAGCTAGTATGGGTGTAGGAGGTGTTGGCGCTGTGTAAGGACCAAGGCCACTTGGCATTCCTGAGTTATCTACTGGTACGGGAGGTGGGCGTGTGTAGTCGCTTGCACCATTCATACCGGGCTCTTGGCCGGGAAGTTGTACGCCAAGACTTTGGGCAGTCATACCGTTTACTGGGTTATCTACTGATAGGGTGCTGCCAGATACATCAGCAACACGAGCATCACGGGCTGCGTTTCCAGAAGCAAGTGCGGCCTCTGCCGCTTCTTTACGAGCCTGCACACTAGCCATCATCTCAGGTGGCAATGTACCAGAAGACAGTAGTCCTGTGGTGCTTGCAATCTCAGCCTCTGCTGCCCTTACATCTGGAGCAACTGCTGCTGCCTGTTCTCTCTGGCCACGCAGTTGTCCTAAGTATGCCTGAGCTGCTGCATCATACTGAGATGTGCTTGGATTGCTCTCGACACTTCCGCCTAGCTCAGCCAGACGCTGCTTCATTTGCTGAAGCCGTGCAACATCTGCTTGGGTGTCCACAGAGCCTTCAAGATCGGCAATGCGAGTTTCTAGTAACTGGCGCTCACCAATGTTCTCTTGTACAAGGTTTTGCTCATTGCGCATGAGTACACCGGGTTCTTCGCCAGCACGATCTGCTGGGTCTACGGCTGTCTGGAGGACTGGAGCTGGTGGCTCAGGCTCAACACCAAGAAGTATCTGTCTGGCCGCTTCCACAATTCGTGGCTCTAGTTTTGCCAAATGCTCTTCTGGTGTCCGTCCAAAAGTCTCCGCCATTTGAATAAACTTGGGGTTTGTAACTAGAGGGTCTTGCGGTGTAGATGCTGTAGACAGTACAGGGCTTTGTGAGCCTGCTTCTAATTCTTCTATTGTAGGGCCTTGATCAGCGATTGCGGCATATGACCCTGCATTGTATCTATCACTAGCCCTATCTGGAAACAAAGGTATCTCAGAAGGGTCGGAAAAGCGTTTACGGTAAGAACTTCTCAAATATCCTAGGTCGCTTTCTGCCTGCCTCTGCCTATGATTTTGTATATCAGCTACAAACTCATCCCTTAATTCTGGAGGCTGTGAGTTTACATAATCTTCAACAGACAAACCATTTATGCGCGCATTGTGGATTACCCGGCTTGGGTATAATGGCTCAGAGAACTTTTGGCCGCTCATGTACTGCCCACTGTTTAACTGGAGCATTCTATTTTCCATGTTAGTGCCTCCTTAAAATGGGCGCATCTGTGGGCGCAGACTGGATGTAGGAGCTGCTGATGCCTGCTGTGGGAAATACTGCTGCTGGAACCCAAAGCCACTCATAGCTCCCATCGCGGCAGCTTGGAATGGGTCAACCTTGTTTGCAGTGATAGTACCTACGTCAGCTGGAGCCTTACCTAGAATACCAGACTGGAAGCCTTGGCGCTGCTGCATCTCAAAGTCACGCTGGCGCTCGAAGTTAGCCTGTGCATCATTGAGTGCCGCTTGGTCATAGCCTTGCAGAGAGTTGCCTGCGTTCATACCAAAGTTAGCACCCTGCCCCAGTGTATTGAGACCTTGGGTGTAAGCGTTCTGTATGCCTTCGTTGGCCATACCTGCACCCTGCAACGCATTACCACGATCAGAGAACTGCTGTGCCTGTTGGGCAAGGCTGCGGTCAATGAGCCTGTCTTGTACGTCTAAGGCGACATCAGCACGGCGGTCATCAAAGGCGCGGTTGGCTACTGCTTCGGCTACGCCAGCACGGCTGGAGTTCATGTTGCCTGAGTTACTTGCTGCAAGGTCGATGCCTGTCAGAGTGTTCTCTTGTAGGTTGCGGCGGTCATCACGCATCGCAGCGTCAACCAATGGGTTTGCATTGGCACTAGCGTAGTCCATGGCTGTAGAAAGCCGATCATCTTGTGCAGAGTTAGCCATGCCTTGGTACTGATTGAACAAGGAGTTGGCATTGTTGCCAAAGCCAGACGTATTGCCCATCATGCCGTAACCAGAGTTCTGAAGGTTACCACCGATGTTGCCCATGTTGGTGGCAGTGCCAGTCTGGAAGTCGTTTGGTGCGGCTAGGGTTTGACCACCGTAGGCACCAGTCTCTAGTACACCGCCTAGTGCAGCTTGTGCGCCAGTAAGGTTAGCGTCCACATACGGTTTGTATTGGTTGAAGCCAGCCATCTGGGCTGCTGTTGCTGCGGCTTGTGACTTGGCTTGTTTTCTTGCGCCCATATAGCCTAAGCCGCCACCGATAACGGCTGCTGTTATTGCAAATGCCATTTTGAGTTCCTACTCGATTTTGTTGTTACTAGAGTTCGTCAGGAACTCATTTAGGGAAGTCAGGTCAGGCTCTTCCAATCCCATAGCCTCATAAGTGGGGCTAAGGACTTCATCCTCTATTGCTTCCATGTGTTCTTCAGCGCCATGTGCTGTTAGGTGAACACAGACCAGTGTTGTATCTTCTTCAATGTAGAAGGCTCTTTTGACACCCGCTGGTGATACAAAGGTCTGGGGGCCTGTAAGTCTCTGTCTGCCCCCATCTTCAGATATGATTACCATAGTACCTTGCATTAGGAAGGTTAGGTGGGCTTGTTTGTGAAGGGCACCAGACACAGTAATACCTTTTGGCATTAGTATCTGTCGGGCATACTGGTGACACCCATACCTATCATCTTTAGGCGTGAAATGGTGCTCAAGCTCAGTCTGATCTAGGGCGCACTCTAGTTTGCCCTCTGCAATACCGTGGAGCATTATTGTCTGGTACTCCATCAGTGACTGCCTGATCTCAAGGTCTTGTTTCATAAGATTAGAAGTCATCATAAGTCAGACCTGCTGTAGAGAATGTTGTTGACCCACCGATTGATGCCCAAGCTGTACCATCGTAGACAACAAGTCCTTGGGTCCCATCACTAAGTGGGTTCCAAGGTGCAATCGCATAGCGAACCATGCCCTTGCGAGGGCTCTCTGGCGCTCTATCGGACACTTGCACACTTGCATCACTGAGAGACCGTATCGAGGCCTCGACTTCTCGCAATTCTTCTTGGAGGTAGTTGGGCAAGAAGTCTGGGTTGAGACTGGGTACTTGTCTTCGGACGTAACGAGAGACCAGCATGTTTATCTTATCGGATAACGACATAAGTTACCTCCGGCCTGTGACTACAACTTCAACGTCCATGCCACTAAATGCAAAGTCCTTTAGAGTTTCTGTTGTCAATTTGTAGGACAGGTATCTACCAGAAATCCGTGTATCCACCTTGTACTCATCAGAGGAGTCAAAGGTGACTTCAGTCTGGTAGTTGGGGGTGGCATTGGGAGTGTCGGCAGCGCCAAAGGTAAAACCAAAGGTGGTATCTGCGTTAACTGTAGACATTTGTGGGTAGATCTTACTGATGACCTTGTAGCCATTAAGAGGGATGCCCACGTCATCAAGGTCGATACCTACACGTTCTAGTAGGAATGGTGATGATACTGAAACGTCTACAGGCTGCGCCAAGCTGCCTCTATCTATCAGGTCGATGCCATACAACTTACTAGATGTGACACCACCTCCAGCAGAGGAGACAAGCAAGGATCTGCGATTACTCTGGCTCTCTTGGTCGTGGTATGTGCCACCAACTTCATCATAAGATTGAGTTGCGTCAGCGTATGAGAAAACACTGTCTACTGAAGCCTCAGTCCCAGTCACTACGTTGGGAAGGTCTTGGAATGTCCAGTTGTCTTCTTTGTAGTTATAGACTGCTGCACGGTTACAATGGGTGCCACTTGTATACAGGGCCATATCGTCGCCTGTGTTATAGCAGAAGTAAATCTCTTCTAGGGCACTGTTGTGTAGTACAAAGCATTGGTTGGTACGCGAAGTGTTCATGCCGCTGAAGATGTACTTACGGACCCTACCGTCACATATAGATTGGCGCGTGTTGCCATCAGTCACATAGATGTCGTTTTGATCGAAGACGTAATGGCGACCCTCTACTTCCACAATACAGTTCTGATTAATTACGCCGGCATCATCAAAGACCTTGCGGAAGTTAAAGATAAACGTACCACCAACAAACTCCATCATCCAAACTTGATCTTTAGAATACACAAGGAAATTTGCACCTAGTGTGGCACCGTCCATGATTGGTGTCTTCATCTGCACAAGGTCATTAAAGCCAGCACTGTTAGTAAGGTCAGTTT